TTAGGAACTCTATAATTTACAAAGTTTCTAATATTCTTTGTTGTCTCAACCAATCTAAAAATTACTCTCTCGATTGATCCTAATATATTTTTTCTAGTGGTATCCCCGTCAAGTGTTATAGAAGACATTGTTTTTTCCAATATCCTACCCTCATAATCAAATCCGGTATTAGATCTTCTATCCTGGGTTGAACCAATGTATTCGTGATAGCTTTTTCTTTCTGTGTTAAACATTATTGTGTGCTATTTTTTATGAAGGTTTTGTTCTTTTGGTTTATCTCTGTATTATGAGTAACCGGAACTATACTTCTAACATCTATATTTATAGATGAAAGTTTATTTAAATCCGCTCCTCTGTCATAATAAAGACCTGCTCTATCGGACCAACCCCCGGTAACTATTGCAATCTCATCTTTATCAAAAGAAATATCACCAAATTCATCTAAACCTAAAACTATTTTTTTCTTTGGATCTGTGTCTAATAAAGATGCAACGCTTAGTGCATAATCTTCATTCTTCTGAGAAACAAAGAAAAGAGTTACTGAATCTACCCCTGGAATTGATTCAACAATAGAAATAAGGTCAGATCTTGGTATTTTATCTCTTCTTCTAATTCCTATAAAGTAAGTACTAATAGAATCTATTATTTGACCTTTAACTGTCGCAGGATCGTATCCTTCAAACATGGTTATTAAAATATTAATAACGTATCTTGAGATCTTAGGCTCTAGGATTTTAACTTCAGTTGTTACAATCTTCTGTCCGCTTTCTTCGATTGCTTGTAATAGTCTATTCTTCTGAAAAGTAGTTAGGGTAAATTCTGACTCTTTTATATCAAAGTACGTTTCATTAGTTTTTAATTTCTGGGTAATATCCGGAACTAGTAAAACATAAATAATGTTATCATCATCTAAATATTGGTCATCAAACGTGGAAAAAGCTTCTATGATAGAGAACGTTCCAAATTTTTCAAAATATGTGATATAGTTATCTGGATTGGCAAGAACGTACGATCTTGATGTTTTAGGTGCTAAAATTTTAGTTAGCTGTATTGATTCTTTATCAATTCCTAATTGAGGTGCTGTTACACAACTAACTTTTAAATACTCTTTTAAAGAAACTGTATTTCCATAGACATCTGTACCGTCATCATCAAATTCAAAAGGTATTCTATTAGGTTCTATTGAATTGATATTACCGCCAGTTCCTACAGTCTCTACATATTGAACAGTGATTGTTGATCCTAGAGTAGGGATTCTTCCAAAGTTTAAGTTTCCAAATATAACATCTATTCCACTGCTAATCCCGGTTTTTACTAAACATCCTTTATAGTTATATGGGATATCATAAAGAGAATCATATACTTTCCATTCTTCGCTATTAACAAATACTTTAACCTCAAAATTGTCTATAGCAGATGTCACACGATCTGACACGTTATAGCTTTGAAGAATTGTTCCATTACCTGTAAATACAGTAGATCTAATACTTCCTTCTATAATTTCACAAGTTACTTTAGAAGAAGGATTAAGATTGATTCTGGCAAAGTCCTGTGGAAGATTTAAAAGATATCCGGTTCCTCCATTTTGGAATTTAATAGAAGCATACTTTGGAATTAAAATTGCACCCCCACCGACTGTAGTTGAATCTGTTCCGTTCCAAATTATTTCAACTTGTCCCCTAGCAGAACTACTTCTGGTTGCATTATGTCCAGTTAATGCAGCTAATCCATAAATAGAACTTTCTCTACTCGCTTTCTTAATATCTAATTCAGTGATAGAATCTTCTATAAAGAAAAGAATCAGTTGAGAAAGGTTTTGGAGAACAAATAGAATTTGTCCCCAAGCAGAAGCTACAGTGAATAGCTGATTTGCCTGATTATATCTTTTTTGTATAAGGTCCAGGGTATCTTGCATTAGATCCTGTATTCTGGCCCGATTTCTTTTAAATAAATCCATTTTAAATTACCTTTATTCCTAATACAGGGTTTCCCTTGATCCCAAATTCAATAACACAGCTATCGCGGGTTTCTCCCTGGAAGAATCCCACCTTAAAGTCAATTTTTAAAATTCCTCTAGCAAAGGTACAGTAGGTATAAAGCTGTAAGCTTATTGCCTCCTCTAGCTCAGATTGAGAAACATCAAAATCAAAAATAAGGGATTCAAGATCTATACCAAAAAAAGGATCACCAAGAACCGAACCAGGTTTGGTTAGCATGATTTGCTTTATCATTCCAATAGTAGATTCTACGACATCGTCGGTTTCCAGCTTATTTGGTTCGTAAAGCGGGTCATCAGGGTTTCTTGGATATATGTCCGAAATTTTGATCATTATCTCCCTTATATATTTATAAATATTAGGAGAAGATAATTAAAGGGATTAATTCCACTGTAAAAAGTAGCTAGGCGTATTTTCTCCTTTGATCATTTCCATGACCTCGGCTTTCTCTGCCTGGCCAATACTTTGGATAGCAGCAGCATTAATTGTTACACCCCCGGGTAATTGATAGCCAAATGTGCCTAAAAGTCTACCTATATTGATCTTAGCCTCTGCTAAAACGTATCTAACAAAAAGCTCATCGGAATAAAGATTCTCATCAGGAATTGCAATAAATGCTCTAAGCCCAACATCTTTGCCACCCATGCTTAATCCAGTAGACGTTGCTCTATTAGGATCACGTCCATTAATAGTGAGTCTTTTTGTGTTTTTGTTATAATTAAAAGCAAAAGTTTCTAAAAGGAATGCTTTAGCAAGATCAAAGAAGGAGTATAGTACAGTTCTATAAACTAGGTTATCCCCAACAAAAGGGCTAAGCATTAACTCAGAACCTAATAATTTACTGTCCCCAAAATCTTTATCTGGTGTACCTACTATACCAGCTCCTCCAACTTCTCTCACATCCCAAACACTAACTACACATTCGGGTAGTTGAATTTGTCTTGTAGATCTAAATTGTTGACTTCCAAAAACAGCAGCAGGTAAGACTAGAATTTTATCCTCTACAGCATACTGATAGTTATCATAAAAATAAGCTTTTGCTCTTTTTATAATTCTTTTTATTTCGCCATCATTTAAGGCATACGGTAAAGCACACGAGTGTGAAATATCATCCTTAACTTCTTGTATTAACTGATCTTCAGTGGTAGTCATTCTTTAGTTGTTATTTTTGAACAATCTATTTATCGAAAAGCTAGGTTTTCCGGTATTTAGATCGCTAAACGGGCCTTTTGGTCTTATAGCTCCGTCATCATTTCGGTCAGGGAATACATGGGTAACTAACATTTTACCACCTTTACCCTTTCCTTTGTCCTTACCTTTAGCATCTGCACTATTACTTATAATTTCAGTCTCTTTAGAAACCTCTGCTAAATTAGTAATATACCCAGATCTAATTACTCCACCTTCTATTTCGCAACTGATTTCTCTATCTTTAGAATCTATGTAAGAGTTTATTATTTTATTACTAAAGCTTAGATCGCAGTCTATTATTTTAGATTCCTTAATATCGTTGTTCATTACTAGTTGAGAATCTTCAACCTGGCAATTGGTTAATTTGCACCCAAAAAGTCGACATCTACCAACATTACCCTCAATTTCACATTCTATCAGATCTAGATCTTTTATCATGTTAGCACTGTTAGTAACTGCATCTTTTAGCTGATATTTTGAAATCTGAGTGTCATAGTTTAAAAATCCTTGAGTTATTGAGTTATCAACTATTAAACTATAAAGAATGTGTCTTACCTCGTTAAAATATGTTTTAATTATTTGAAGATCCTCCCTTAAATCAACAGTAACGTGAAAATCCGGATAATTTCTCATAAAGGATTCAGCATCAATAAAACTTTCGGTTTCTTTATAAACCTTAGAAATTAAATCGCTAAGAGCTGTTGTTTCTTTTTGATTCAGTGTATCATTACTTAATAACGAATTAAATGTGTGATTTATAGTGTAATCTATAATTTCTTTTATCTCTGTGTATTTTTTCTGGTAATCAGTTCCACCCATATATCTAACCTCCATGTACCCCTTCTCTAATTTGGTTAGATTAACACCCATATTCTTTTCGGTATAGACTTTATAGGCATTTCTGTCACCTAAGACATTTTTATACCCTCTAATAAATTTGTTAGAAGGAGATATTCTTTTGATGGATTTAGCATAAAGAGATCCCCTTCTTTCCGGAAATCTACTCCAAATAAATTCCTCATCGAATCCTAAAACAAATTTTAAAGGATTTAATTGCTTGAAATCAACTAAGGCAGGATATTTTAATCTATCAAAACTAAGACCATATTGTAATGCACATCTTTCGTTTGTGTATCCATTTTCGTCTATCCATTTAAGAATTCTGATCAAAACAGGAATAGCCTCAAAATAATCCATGGGGCCGGTAATTAATTCTACCATTTTTAAACCACCGGAAAAATCTGGTTCTAGCTTAAAAACATCACGAGTTGGGGAAAATTTAGAGTGATATTTTTTAAATACCTTAACTTTTTTCCCTAAATCTTCCCCAATTCTTTCTGCTATCTCATCCCTAGTGAAGGATGACATGAATTCAAATTCGAATCCTATCTTAGCTGCGTAATAAAAATTTTGATCAAGTATTTTCAATTTTTTCTTTTAAATAGAGTTTTGAACTCTGTAGCTCTACGTCCATCACTGTGAATGCCATTTCTGACCCGATTTCATAGTCTTTAGGATTTTTAGCTAAATAGTCCTTTTCGACAAGACCAACGATTCCGTTTTCAAGCTTTACAAAAACTCCAAAACCTTTAACTTTGGTTACTGTCCCTCTATATATTTTATTTTCTTTATCTTCTGATAAAGAAATGTCTCTAAGCTCTTGTAACTCCCTATCTTTCCCTTCTGGTGGGTTTAATCTTAGAACTATTCTGTTTGGATTTCTAAAATCAGAAACATAGAACGATACGCTTCCGCCTGCATTTAGATCCATTTTAATTCCTGCATTTTCGAATTCTTCAGCAGGGATTAAACCAGTGTAATACTCATCCCACTCAACAAATACACCCGCTGTAGATGTTCCTGTGACAGTTCCCGTGTATTTGTGGGTTAAAGAAAGTTCTTCAACTTTTGCATCGATAATATGTTTTAAATACTTTTTGAACGATACAACAAAAATGTCTCTCTTTTCGTCATATGTTTCGATCATAACATTTATTGTCTTACCAACAAATGATTGGAAATCGATGATTCTGTTTGCTGCTGCTAATGATCCAGGTAGGAAACATTTAATTCCAGAAAGATTCACCATAAATCCTCCAGGACAGGTAGAATCAATTCTAACAGTATATGCACTGTTTTCATCCTTAATAGATGATAATAATTCAGTTTTTAATGAATTTTCATATCCCGCTGCTAACGATCCGTTATAAGATCCAGATTTATCCTTAAAGATAACAACATCCAATTTAGATCCTTCCTGAACATCCAATGCTGGAAATCCTAGTCTGCGGATTGCTTTTTCTTCTTTAGCTAAATCAATAGCAACTGATTGACCAACGGAGGTTTCTCCAATTGCACTGGTTCCTCTTATTTGTGTGATATTAACACTCAATACTTGATTTTCTTCCAGTTCTTTAGAATATGATTTTACGTTATTGTCGGTAAAATTAGTTCTAAAGTGACCTTCATAAAGCTCATCCATAACAGCCCTTTCTTCCGGAGAATACTCATCTCTTGTGTAAAGTCTTTTCTTAGCCATTTTTTTTGTTTTTAGATATTTTTAGTTTATGTTGATTTTAGTACCAAACCCCAAATTAATTTCAAGATCTGGGAGAGGATAAAATAATTTTCCCGCCCCGACAAAGAATTTAAATCCTCCTGATATGTCTGCAGCAGATCTTAAGAATTCGTCCAGGAAAACAACAAAGAAAGGATTCTTCAAAGTCATCCTATCCCATCTAGGAATATCATCCCTGTTATAAAGAGGATTTATAATATTTAAAAAATTTCTACCCATCATTGCTGCAACTGGCCAAGGTATGTTATAAATCAGTGAATTTTGTATCTCTTGGATTGGTTTTACTATCGAAGAAGGTATAGGTATTCTTGGAACCATTTTATACTTAGTCCAGAGTAGAGTGAAAGCTATATCAGAAAAAGGATGAACAGGTAAGAAATTCATCGTTAACTCTACATAGTCTTGGGGCCTGGCTATTAATGGAATTTGTGGGATATTTTGAATCGCAGGAATTTTTGCTTTTTTTGTAAAATTTGTTGCAATATTTTTTCCCATTGACTTAATATCATCAGCGCTTAGGTCTTGGAATGCATTAAGACCACCAGGTATTATTGAATTTATATCTAAAGAATCTATCGTGGATGACATCCCGTCTACTAAAAAACTACTAATTGCCTTACCTGGTATCTGTATTTGTGGAATTCCCCCTATTCCTAAAGGAACAGCAGGTGTACCACTTTTCTTTGGAGGGAATGGTGGTATTTCTAAAGACGAAGAAAATGCACTTAGACTTTTTGCTATGTTTGCAGCACTTGCTGGGTCTGGAATACTAAACTTCTTAAGATCTACAGGAAACGCAGAAAGAGATTTATTCATAGTATTCTTTACTATAAGTTTTAAATCTTTCGCTCTTAATATTTTATTTTCTCCAATAGCAGTATTGTTAACAAGTTTAGTTAAATCAGTTCCTTTTAAACCAATTCCCTTACTTAAATGAGATTTTAAAGAATCTATTACAGGATTGGGAATGTCTTGAATAGAACTTGTATCTGCTATGGTTTCCCCACCCACCTTAGGAATTGCATTTATTTTAGGCTTAAACGACAAGAGGGATTTAGAACTTAGCGGGGAATCTTTAGAATTTAAATAGTCACCAACAGTTTTGGAAACTAAACTATTCATTTTAGCCAGGTCTTTTTCGCTCTTTGCAACTTCCGAAAGTTTATTATCGAAAGATGCAACTATTTTAGAATCTGCTGAAAGGTTTTTGTTTTTATCTTTAAAATTAGCATCTTCTGGTATTTTTACAGAATCAATCTTACTTAAGATTCTAGAATGCAGATTTATGACAGGAACATCAGGAATAGTTCCAAGCTTAATCTTAGCATTTATATCTTGTATTCTTTTTATCGGAGAAGGTATTTCAAGAATTAAATTTTTAGAATTTTTAGGAAAAGGTATATCAGGAAGATCTATTGAATTTTTTAAATGAGTCTTAAGCGTATCTTTAATTGCAGATTCTTTTAATGCATCAAAACTTTTAGAAACTTCATCCAATTGTTTTTTCTTCTCCTTATATGCATCTGATCCGTCTATAGCACTTTTTCTTTTCAGTTCAAGAGCTTCAGCTTCAAGATCTTTTTTCTTTTTAGCAATATCATCTTGTACTTTTTGTATCTTAGAAAAATCAACATTTTTCTGAACGTTAGTTAACTGTTTTTCTATGTTAGAAAGAACCTCTTGTAAAAGTCTTGCTGGAGAATCTACGTTATCTCCGCCAAGATTTCCAAAAGGAAAAAGATAATTCGGTATACCAGAGGATAAAAACTTTTTATAATTCTCTAAAGGATCCGGAATAATCGGATCGGATTTTCTTGGAACGAATCTAAATCCTCTCATACCTAAAAGAAATATAGATGTTCCTGTTAAAAAATCATGAAAGAAAACCAAAGGACTAGGCATAAATCCACCAATGAAAGGGATGAATATCACTATTAAACCTATAGGTAAAGGAATAACAATAGGATCCACTTTTGTCCAAATCATTGGCATTGGAATTCTTATAAAAGGTAATCCGTCTAAAGGATTAACTAATGGAGGCGGCAACGGAATAAAAGATGGCGGAAGATATCCAACTGGCCAATACTTCATTCCTAAATTTGGTGCAAACAGTGCTGGATTTTCTATAGGAGGAATTCCATTTAACATCGGAAGTAATCCAACGTTATTAGCTTTCTTGGAAAACTCTTTCCAATAACATTTAGTGTAGAATGTAGGACAATCTACAGATCCGTATGTTGCACAAGGACCCCTCCCGCCGTCTAATATAGCACCAGCAGAACCACAACAATCAGAAGGACATTTAACTTTAACTCCTGGGTTATCGTTACCGCATTTAATAGCGGATGCTCTTGCAGATAAAACATCACCAGAGTTTTCTTGCTCCAACTTTTGAATAGATTGACCAACGGTCATTAATAAATCCTTTATCTGAGTGACCCTCTGATCTACTCCTTCGGATATCTCTTTTAAAGCTTTTGTCGTATCTCCTAATCCACTTCCAAATACTATATAATAATCAGCCAATGAATCTATAAAAGGACTTGAAGATTTTTTAATTTCTTCTATCTTTAGATCTATTTCTTTCTGTTTCTCTACGTATTTTTTATCCCAAGATTTTTTATAGTCGCCCCAAAAGTTACTAAATTCTTTATTTGGATTTCCGTTTTTATCTGTACTGGAAGGTTTAAGATCTTCAGTTTTTCTAGCATCATTATCTACTCTTTCCGTAGCATTAAAAAATAACCACGGACTTGCGGATACTTCCAATAGGTTTGAATATAAAAATCCATGATCTGTTTCAATAGACTTTATTATTTCAGATTTGGATTTATTACTATTTTGTATATCGCTAACAAAAGAGAAAAAGTCCGTTTTAACTTTAGGATTTTCGTCTTTTATTGTAACAAAATTCTTATAAGGCTTTAAAAATAAAGTGCTACCTGAACCTAGTATTCCATTAGGAGAAAACTCCATTCCCAATTGGAGTTTTGTTATATCAATTGTCTGATAGGTATCAGAAAGAAGTTCACTAGTAGAATCAGATTTTACAGTGTCATATTCTATTGTTTTACCAAGACCTATTGGATACGACACGTTAAAATTAATTCCAGTGTATCCTGTTGTAGAAAAATTAGTTCCTTCGAATCTAACAGAAAATGATTTTAATGAATTAACAAATGGTACACTTTTAGAAGTTATGACTAGCGCAGTTAAAAGTTTACCATCAACTTTCTTTTTTTCTTTTATTTTTTGATTGTATGAAGAATAAAGATCACTATAAAAGTTTTGAATTATTCTATAGTGATAAAGTAATTCTTCTAATTCTTTTTCTGCTTTTTCGTTTCTAGATTTAAGCTCGTTGTTACTTCTAACATCTTTAAATATCCCTTTAGCTTGGGCAAGGGTTTCGTTTATGCATTTAGTTGTATCTTCTATATCAATATCAGGTATTACTGGAGCTTCTGGTGTTTCTGGTTCAGGCTCACAAATGTTCTGAATAAATGTTTTAAGATCTTCTTCAGTAAACAAGGGTTCGCCAGTTTCAGGATTTATAGGAATATTAGGTTCGCAAAATACTTCATCTACAATGTTGTCTAAATTATTTAGATTTTTATTCTCTGCATCTCTATCTAAAAGATCCTGCAGAGATTGGAACATAGCATTTTCGTCTATAGTAGATTGCTTGCATGAACCAAGAGACGGAGTAAGTCTTTCTTTTATTTTTCTAAGAATTGATTCTAAATCTAATCTAGGAGGAGCAACATGAAAGAATAATGGGATTCCTTTGTTTGTTATAACGTGTATTTCAAATCCAAAAGGTCCTATATTAAATCTTCTAATCTTTCTGTTTGATCCTGAGAATTTAATTCCTATGCCATCAAGATCGAGATTATCTGAGATCATCTCTTTAGCATTGTTTAATTCATTCTCTAAACCTTTTTTTACCAAGAATGAATCAAAAGATCTGTTATATCTAAAATCAGGCTCATCCGATATTCGGTCTAAGTATCCCTGTTTTCTTAGAATTAACCAGAATAATCTATTTGCTAACTCTTCTCCTTCATAATTACATGTTAATCCGTTTATATCATCGTCAGTTAGAATAAGAGCGGTAGGAACTATGGAGTCTTCTAATTCTTTAGCATTTGCTATAATTTCATCATCACTAGGTATAGGATCAGAGGATCCTTGTAACATCCCCATTGCATCTTGAGCGGTTATTTTTCCGTTCTTGATTTGATCTACTATATCTTGGATTTTTTCCGCTTTTACTTCCATTTAAATTAGTTGCTCTTTGTTAGTTTAACCACATCGGAAGTAGATAATTGCTCATAGCTTTCTGCTAGGCTTGACATACATCCTGGTGTTGATGGAAGCTTAGCATCAAGTGCTGAAGCTATTTGTTTCAAAAACATCCAAAGGGGTTCGGCAAGCACCGCAGAATATACGGGAGAATGACCAAGCTTGGTTATCTTTCCATCTGCCCAGACTTCATTACTACTTTGTTTAATTCTAGTAGTTGCTGTGCTTTCGATTTCGGAATTTGCAAACTCTGTTATCTTACCCCCTCTAAATTCAAGAGTACACGTTTCTCCTGCATGAGTAATAGTTATTGAATTATCATTAGATATAACAACACTTGAATCTTTTAAATCTATTGTTAATCCTTTTGCTACTGTGTAAAATATCTTAAGATTTTCTATGCCATCATAAATTAATGAATGAGCTCCTTCGTATGAATTTTTTAATTCATCTATTAGATCCTGAGAAAGTTCTTGGACTGCTTTGTATTCTGGGGCGTAGTAATTTCCGTTATTAAATTGAACATGAACTATAGCTCCAAGTTTAGGTATACTAACTCTACCAGATCCTCCATTATCTCCGAATGAGATGTCAAACCTTTGAAAAGCCCAGGGTAAGTCAGCATCTTGAATATCATCAAAGACCCCAAAAACTCTAACCTTACATCTGGCTCTGAATTCAGGATCCTTATTGTCAACAATTACACCAAGGAAGTGTTGACTTCTTTCTATGTTCGATTCTTGAAGATTATCTAAAGGCATACAAGCAGGATTTTACCTTATTTATCCTTGTTTTAAAAACCCCTATTTATATACTTTATCTGAGATTGTTTTATAGTCCCTAGAAGGAACTCCTAGATCTTTCCCTGGTGAATCTGGATATTGATCGTCTTTTTCATTTACTTGATAGGTTCTATCAGGTAATCCTAGGTCTTTACCAGGAGAATCTTTATAAACGTCTTTATCAGATCCATCTGAAGTTGGATAAACTCTATCAGGAACACCTAGGGATTTACCAGGAGAATCTGGATAGGAATCTTCTTTGATAGATCCATATATTCTTTTAGGTAAACCAAGATCTGATCCTGGACTATTACTATAAATATCCTCTTTTGGAAGATTTGAATATTCCCGATCCGGAACGCCAAGGTCCCTGTTGTTTAAATCCCCACCAACTGTTCGATATTCATCATCTTTTACCTTTGGATAAATCCTAGAAGGTAATCCTAGATCTTTACCTGGGCTATCAGCATAAACATCATTAGCACCAACTGATCCAGGAGCAGCTCCTCCAGGAAGCATGTTTCCTAGACTTCCATTAAGAGGGGGATTTGAATTGTTTGGATAAACATCATCTTTAACAATCGGGTATTGTCTTTCACCCGGACCACCAAGTCCTCTTGATTGTGGTCTATAATCCCCAAAAGGATCTTTCATCTCTTTTATCCCTGAAACAAGATCTTGAGCAGAATTAAGAGATCTAACAGCATCTGATAATCTAAACCCATAAGCATTACCAAGAAGAGCTTTGGTAACAATAGGTGAAACCTGTTGTTGTACAACAGAAGCCACAGAGTTGTTAATGAAATTATTTGCTAGATTTTTAAAAAGATTGGTATTATTATCTAATGTTGTATTCTTCATCAGAATTTTAGATCCTAATAAATTCCAGCTATCTTGTATTAATATAGGTGAAAAAATTGATTCATTTCTAATAAGATCAGAAAGAATATTATATTGTAATTTATACTCTTTAGCAGATCCAACATGAACCTTAAATCTATTTTTTACCGGGGTTCCCGAAGAAATAGAATTGGATAATGTACTAAATGCATAAGACTCATCAAAATTAAACTCGCACAGATCTAATTGATAAATCATAATATAAGGCTGCATTCTTTCAAAAGATTTTACAAAAGATTCTAAATCAGCTTTAGGATTTTTTGATTCAGTAGCATTATCCTTTAAAATTCCAGAAGATTGTGCTATATTCCTAATTGAATCTATAGCGCTAGAAACCCCAGGCATATTAAAAGGATTTAAAACATCAGCAAGATTTTTTTGAAGATCTATCTGTCTGATCTCTGTTACTATGATCCACATTCTGAATTTTCTCAGGTTGGCAGGAAGAAGTTCTCTGTGATTTTGATAATCATATGTGGCTTTTCTATAAAGCTCTGCCATTGCATTGATTCTTAAATCAATAGAATCCATGCAATCAAATGTCAATACTCCAGATCTTTGTTCCCTGTAATTTCCGCCTCCTCCAACTTGTCTAGGAGGGGTAACCGATAGAACCTTGTCTAATCCCTCAATTGATTGAATAAACCAAGGGCTTTTCTCATTAACACTTGTTAAGAGATTTTTAAATCCAAGAAGAGCATCCGCTCTATGAGAGATTGAACTGTCGTTAATTTGACTCCTATCGCCAGCAACAACACGACCTGTGTTATCTTTAAGATCACCTCCCAATCCATTTTCTGCTTTACTTCTTCTCTGTCTAAGGTATCCTTCTGCAGTCATATAATGCATCTTTTCCGTGTAATTAGGGAAAGGATACATTTTTTGTCTAGATAAATGAAAGAAGTCTGTTGAGCCATCCAATTTCATCATCTTAGGATTTCCTTCACCTGCTTTTCCAGAAGAAAATAAAGGACTAATAGGGAGGAATGTTTCAGGATCAACTAATCCATTGTAACCCATATCAAACATTATCCTAAATCCGGTATACGTTGGATCCTCTTTCTGACCAGAGGATGTTGATCTTAATCCTTTAAGAAAGGTTGTTCTTTGTTTGTCTACGTTACCATTTAGTATCTGATTAGGATCAGTTACACTGCTAAGATTATCTTTTATCTGATTTAAAAAATCTGCCATTTCTATTTAGATACTTTAGGTCCGGGATCTGATCCTCTTCCGTCGTTGATTAACCATTCTCTTTTTCCCATAACAAAGGACTGGATAATTCTACTGTCTATATACTCAATATATGAACCCATGATCATATACACACCGCTTAAAAATTTATTATCCACTTTTTTACCCGGTTGATGCTGTTCAGAATCTATAGGAGGATTTTGTTTGGTTTCGACAGAATTAGCTCCTGCTTGTAAAGCATCCATGTGAACTATTCTAGTTGGAACTGTTTGACCCCTATAAACCCAAGGTACAAATGAATACATTTTTGTTTCTAGATAGACTTTAAAATTCTCGTATCTATTGATGCGATTCTGTACAGAAGCTTGCTGAATGTTTTTATGCTGATTCTCACCATATTGGGTTCCTACCCAAGTCTTTTTTGTTTCATTCTTGTAAACATCTTCGTTGGCTCCTCCTTTAAAAAGTATACTACTCGGTTCTAGTCTTTTCTGGGTTACGTATTCAACGTTGTAGCTTACAAACTTATTAATAGGCTTATCACTAACCAATCTAGTATCATAAAATTCTAAATCTCTAGAATAACCAAAACTGTTTGTAATATGTCCAGAAAGATTTTTAACAGAATAGCTTGTAATAAAAAATGGATATTTTCTAAAAAAAGGATCGTTTGTTATAAGAAGAGGCATAGAGATTTCACTAGGCTTAACATTACCATCTAGCCCTCCACTAATTCCATTTTCTGTTCCTATTGCTGCAAGGATTTTGGTTTCATCTTTGCTTTTTTCTAGTAATTGCTTTCTAAGATTTACAAAATTTAAAACATAATACTGATCTATCCACCAATCAAAAAAATCTTCTTCCCCTAGCCAAGAAGAGTTGCAAATATCTTCTATGAATTTATAATACGTTTTACCTGGACATATCCAATTCATTCTATCGTCAGTGTTCTTTTCGTTGGATGCAAATCCTAATCCAAGATCTTTTGCTATTTCTCTAAGAGTCTCAAAAGAAGTTTTACCCGAGTATGATTTAGAAACGTGTTGAAATATAGAAGGTATTCTCATTTGAGCTTTAATAGTAAAAGATACACCTTCGCTATTAGCAGCTTCTTCAGGAACAGTAGAATTAGAAAAATGGCTAAGTACTTCAGTTACTAACATATCCATTCTTATTGGTTTGTAAAGTTCAGAAGTAGCTCTGATATAAAGACAAACAACATCACCATCTTTAGGATAAGAAGTATAAAGAAAACTTTCATCCTCTGGGGTGAATCTAAACATCAATTGGGGAATTCTATCTGTTAGGTCTAGTCTAAAAAATCCCAAATTT